CCAAGTTCCACGACGTTGAAGCCCATCTTCTGGATCAGCATCGAGAAGGAGTTGTTGGCGTCGCGGGTCATGGTGAACGTCGCCGTCCCGGTGGTCAGTGCGATCAGGCTCGCATATTCCGTCGAGCCGGCCTGGACGCGAACCACAAACTGCACGGTGAAGGTCCGGTCGCCCCACTCGAAGCGCCCCTGGATCTGATAGCCATCCTGCGATCCCGAGCCGGGAAAGAAGCCGGGCCGGAAGTTGTTCTCCCAGGAGGCGTCCATGGACAGGAACTGCTTCGCGCTGCCGCCAGAAAGGTAATTGACGCCGTTGAACGTCAGCGCGGTAATCATGCCGGCGTTGAACTCATGCGGCGTAGCGGCGGCGGGCAACGTGATCCCGCTGGGCGAAGTGTACATGCCCGTCGTCACGCATTCCACCGAGCACGTCGCGCTGGCGCGGCCTGGCGAATTCTTGATGGAGAGCTTCCATCCTTTGACCGCGCAGCCCACCAGCATTTCGTCCAGCACCGCCGAGCCACCAGGCCGGATCTGCTGCACGAACGAGAAATACGGCAGCTCGAGGCCGGTAGGATTCGTGGCGCCCAGCGCCGGAGTGATCACATACACGTAGGGGCCGGTGCCGCTCAACACAACATTGCCGAGGGAGAACGACATGGCCCAAGCCAGGATCTCCGACGAGGCGTATTTGGAAATCTCGAAGGTCGGCATGTTGTAGTGCGACTTGAACAGTTGGGTGGGGAACTCGTGGCCCTTGCCGACTTCGGCCCGGTCATCCTCGTTCACCGGGACCTTGGCCCAGGGCTTGGTGTTGAGGTTCGTGTGACGCCACATCGCCGCCACCAGATTGGCGGTTCCGATGGCGGCCTGCTTGCCGAAGCCCCACCCATTCATCAATTCGTTTATGTTCGCCATGGCTACTTTTCCTCCTCGGCCGGCACCGCCGGCTGCTCGCTCGCCGGCGCGGGCACTTGATGCCACCCCGCCGACATCAACGGGCTCAACGCGGCCGCGGTGGCCTCGACTTCCTTGATTTCGTCGCCTTGCGGAGACTTCATGAGTACCTTCATCGTTCGATCTCCAGAGTTAGGGGTTAAAAGATTCGATCAACCGCACCGGGACCTCGAAGTACTCAAAGGTGGTCCCATCCGCGCTGATCACGACAGTGTTACGTTGCGAGTTGGGAAGTTGGAAATCCATCGGCTCGCAGTTCGGATCGATGGGGGTGTGCAGCATCTTGAGGCTGCCGCCAACCGGAACGTCGTTCACGATCCAGTCGCAGATATCCTCATAGCCCACGTCTTCGATTTCCGGCGCGCGAAGGTACAGCGAGTAGTTATGTGCGTAGACCTGGGCATTGCCCAGTCTTCCGGGACCGCTGCCCTGCCAGACGATCATGATCGATCCGAGTGGCATCGACAGGATGGCCTCGCGGGTGTTGTTCTGCGTGCGCCGGCCGAAGACAACGCGGTTTTCACTGTAGTACTGGATGCTGTCGGCATCGCCACCCAGCGCATCGAGCAGATTGGGCAAGGACTGCAGCGCGGCCACGAACTCCAACCCGATCTTTTTCGCGTTGATCATAGTGCTTACGAGGCAGCGATAATCCACTTACAGAGCATCGCCAGGGCAGCCGCGACCATGGCGCCGGCGCAGATCTCTTCCGCCAACTGGAGATGAGCACCGAGGGAGGCAAACAAGCACACCCACGCCACCAGCACCACCGCGATACAAATTCGCTCGAACATTGATCGGTTCTCCCGGCTAACCCGCCGTCTGCCCGGCTCGCAACGTCAACGAGATCTGCGCCATGCCGTAAGGATCGGGCTGGCGCACCGTGGCCACCACGAACTGCAATCCCCAGGCGGTCACCCAATCGCCGCGCTGGGGGGGCACCGGCAGGTCGGCAGGGTTGACCCCGATCCCTTCGAAGTTGGCCGTCGCCCCGGATTCCTCGCGAACCCTGGCATCTCGGACGACCACAATAGTGAGAGGATCTCCGACCGGGACCCCGCCCTCGACCGGTTGATACACTACCGGCTCGCCAAACGCCTGCTGCATGATGGCGTTCGCTGCCGCGTCGATGGTGGGCCAGCCGGACATGGATAAGAGAAAACGGGGGCGGTCGCAGTGCCGCCCCCAGGCTGCTCTCGAACGGGAGGCTCAGGCGTTGCTGGCGATCTGGTAGATCACCCAGACTTCGATCTGCCCGGCTGTGAGCGGTCCGGTGGCGATGGTCAAGTTGATCTTGCCGGCCACCGACATCTTGAACGGCGTGGCGGCGCAAGTCGTCTTCAGCACGGCGTCGAGCGTGAGGCTCGCTATGGCCGTTGCCGTCAGGATCGAGTTGGCCGCGGAACCGGCAGTGGTCCCGATCGCCACCGTTGCGGCGCCCACGGCGGTAGCCGCCACGGTCACATTGACCACGCCACCGTGAACCACCGCATTGGCGGGAATCGTGTCGCTGTTGGCCGGCGTGCAGGTCGCCCCTTGATCCACGGTGTAATCGTAGAGCGCGTGGGCCACCCGCAGTCCGTTGACCTGGCCGGAGAATCCCGGCACGCCAAACAGCTTCACGCGCACCGTGGCGTCGCCGGTCAATTGGGCCTGCTCCGCGTCGCCGATGAGCAGGTTGGCGCCGACAGTGCTGGTCGCGACTTTGTTGGTGTCGTCCCAGTACACGAGATCGCCCTGCGCGAAGACGCTGGCGTCCTTGGCCAGATCGAAGACGCCCTGCACCATGGCCTCCATGCTGTCGCCCTGGATGTGGGTGCTGGCGGCCACCCCGAAGATGTTGCCGACCTTGACGCCACCACCGGAATTGACCGCGTAGGGCGCCGTGAGCGTGAGGGTAATTCCCTGATGAACAAAGTTCTGCATCGATTTATCTCCTGTTTCTTTCCTGGGGGGACGGCGGCCGCCCCCCCAAACTGTGTCTGATGTCGACGCCGCCCTATGCCGCGCCGCTGTTCTTCTGCATGCCGCGGAAGTCGATAGCCGCGGCGCCAAAATCCATGCGCGCCTTCATCTCGACGCCGTCGACCTCGAAGCCCTGTTTGGTTTCGAAGTACACTCCCTCCTGGCCCTCCAGGAAGCAGTACTCGACCGTGTCGATCTGCGCCGGATCGGCGAACAGGTACCAGGCCGTGGCACTGTTGTCATCCAGGCGCGGCTCGCATATCGGCACCAGGCTGCGCACCCACTCCGGAACGACCTTGGTCTGGTCCGAAGACGCGATGTTGATCGGATAGATCAACTGAAGGGCGTAGCCCTCCAGCGCCGCCGGAACCCCGATGTATCGCGGTACCAGGTTCAGATGCGAGCCGGCAGGTCCCTTCTGCACGCGCATCTGCGCCCGCGCCTTCGTCACCGCCATCAAGGGATTCGATGATCCCACGGTTGGGTCAATCGACGTGCCGGGCGTCCCGGTCAACAGGTTCTTGTGGTTCGCGTGGAACAGGTTGGTGATCGCGGTGTCGCCGGCGTACTTGGCCGCCGAGGCCCCGGTAATCACGGCCCACACCGTGGTGCTCTGCCGCTGCGAGGCGGCCGCACCCAGTTGTTCGGAGACCCGCGTGAAGGCCTGCAGGTCATCGTTGATGATGGCGCGGCGCGTGATGCGCACGATGCCGCCGAACTCGGCCAGCGAATAGCTCACGCCGGAGTCGGTGAGCGTCGCCGTTCGGTACTCCCCACTCTCGTTCAGCGGTGCGAGCTCGGCCAGATCGTGCAAGGCCATGCGGTTCACCGGTTTGAAGTCCGCGGCGGTCGTCTGCCGGCAGAAGGGCCGGAAGGTCTGCGGCATCGCCAAGTAGGCCACCCGCAAGGTCTTGTTCGCGACGTTGGCGAGAATGGACGGGAAGTCCGATACCGATTCGCCGCCGCCCTCGAAATACGAACCGCCCATGCCGATGAATTGCGGAAGCCGGCGATAGTTGAGCGCCTGCTGCGCGATCATGTCTTTCGACATTCCCCGCGTGCTGATGCCCGCCGCATTGAGCGCTTCGCGGGCCATCTCCATCAAGGTGAAGCCCACGAATTCCCGCGCCATCTCCGCGCGCTCGCGCTGCACCGCCGGCCCTTCGTTGCGATAGATCAGGGGGTTGATGCGAAACAGGATCGCTTCCTGCATGCATGCGAGTCTGGTTTCCCCGCCATCGCGAGTGACCGTCAGTTCCGAATGAGTCGGATGCATCCTGCCATCGGTCGTCAGGTTTGCGGCCGCCACCAGTTGATCCTGGATTTTGACCCTGGCCGCCTCGAGCGGTGTGCCGTCGGCGATCAAGGCATCGAGAAATTCCGGCTTGATGCCGTATCTGAGCATGGGTGTGAAGGAGGTGCGGATGGCGCTTACACGCTGCCGTTCGACCGCCGCTCCTTGCGCCCGCAATTCCTCAACGCGCGCCGCGTCGAGTCCTGCCGTATCGGTACGGGCTTCCGCACCCGTCTGAGTCGTCTGTTCCATGACGATGATCTCCTGTTGTGGGCTGGTGGCCCGCTTCGCATCCGCAGTCACTTCTGCGGATAAGAACTGAGTTGAAAAGTCTGCCGGCACAGTGATCGCGGAAACCTCGAACGGTTCCCAATCTTGAGCCACAAATACCGGCGCCTGGCTGCCGCTCGGGTGCGGCGCCATCGTGCCATTTCCGTTCGGGTCCTTGGCTGGCACCTTGCTATAAATCCAGGTCCCGAAACTGAGGTTCCGGATGCGGCCGGAGGCGATGCCGGACCACAACTGGTCCGTATCCTGGTTCTCGCCGGCCACGCCGAACTGCAGCGTCGCCAGCCCCTTCGGCCCATCCGCCCACGCCTTAGCGACCGAACCGCGCTGCGCCTTGGCGCCCATTTGGTTCGCCATGGCAGACTTGAAATCGAGGCCGCTCATATGGCAGTCGAAAACGGGCGCGCCCGCGTTCAACCGCTCCATGCGGCAGCCGGCCATGTCCAGGCGAAGCATGTAGGGCTCGCCGGTGTCCGGGTCACTGCGCGGGACCGTCTGGCCGCCGTACCAGACGACGTCCACCGTGCGGTTCTTGTCATCCACGGTCGCCGGCTGGAACGAAATCTCGTCATCGGAGGTGGCGGAAAATACCTGGTTGCCGGGTCCGGCGCCACCAACTGGTGGATTGAGTGCCCCCACCTGCGTCACTACCGTTTCCACCACGTTCGGATTCTCCATGAATCCCTCCTTACGTCAGATATGTGCGCGTCGTGCTGTCCCAGGCGCGCGCCGCCTGGTGGGAACCCGCCAACAGAAGTTCCCTTACCATCCCAAAATCCTCCTCGGACAATGCCGCCATGCCCTGGCTCTTCGCGCCGCCGGGCACCGCCTTGCTGGTCGGCGTCCGCTCTTCGGTTGCCGCAGGTTGCTCCTGGCCGCGGAGCGTGGTATTGCGCGGGTCGGAATCGAGGATGATTTCGAACTTGTCCAGCAGCTTGTTGAACAGCGCGATCTGTTGCAGTTGCGCATACGGATCGTACCCGTTGGCGAGCACCGCTTCGAACCATGTGATGCGGCCCATCCGGATGTCCTTCAGCGCCGCCTCGGCGTCCTTCACCGGATCAACGGACTCAAAGCGCGGCGCGGTCCACTGAGTGCCGTAGAGATTCAGTTTCGGATCGCCGACCGCGCCCTCCGGAATCTTGCCCATCATCAGAAGCGTGTCGATCATGCGGCGGCGCACCGGCATGCAGAACATCGGAATCAAGGTAA